CAGGTTCGTATTTTAGTGTTTATGCTAGTGAACATACTAGTAGACTGATGCAAGGAGATTTTTCAAATGAAAGGCTACTTAAATTATTATATGCAAATATACTTGCCATGATAACAACATCTATACGAGGTACATGTTTTGCATATTCACAAAAATGTATGAATGTCCGATTAAAGAAAATTATTTATAATAAACTTATAAATCAAAGAAGTAAATATTATCAAATAACACCAGTAAGCAGTTTATTAGAATACATTAATAATGATGTAAGAACCGTATCTGATCTCATATCTTTAAACATAAATGTAATGTCGCGGTCATCTATACATGTTATAGCTACAATTTGGTTATTAACTAATATATCATGGAAATTAACTGGGATAGCATGTGTCCTTATACCATTGAATCTATTAATTTCAAATATATACGAAAAATTAGACAAATATTATATGAATGGTATTGATGATTTGAATAAAGAAATTAATGCATATTCACATGAAACATTATCACATGTATCTGTAATAAAGACATATGCGAATGAAGATAATTGCAATACTAATTTTTATAAATTACATGAAAAAGTAAAGAAATATGATAAGAAAAACTCATTATTATACGGAATTAATTTGCTATTCATCAGTAATATACCAACATTTACAACAATAGCGATAATATTGGCAGCACGCTATTTGGATACAATGAATGGGCTAATAACATTTATATTACATAACCAGAGTTTATATGAGAATGTCAAAGCTATTATTCATTTCAAAAATGAATTTATAAAATGCAGAGAACCTTATAAACGCGTAATTGATATGTTAGATTCCGATGAATATAAAGGCGGATATTATATACCACCAAAAAATGAAATAGAAGGAAATATTTCATTCAACAATATTAAATTTAAATATGAAAAATCCGATACATATATTTTAGATAATTTTAATTTTAAGATAAATAGTGGTGATAAAATAGCAATTATTGGAGAATCTGGTTCGGGGAAAAGTACATTAGTTAAAACAATAACAGGTATATTATCTCCCGAATCAGGTACAATATTAGTAGATGACGTTGATATAGAAACATATGACAATAAGTGGATCAAAAGTAAAATAGGGTACGTAGCACAAGATAGTATATTATTTAGTGATACAATCGCCAATAACATAGCATATGGTTATGATAACGCAACACGCGAAGAAATAGAATATGCGGCTAAACAAGCTAATGCACATGATTTTATTATGAAATTACCTGAAAATTACGAAACAAAAATAGATGGAACAGAATTAAGCTCTTTATCGGGTGGACAAAAACAAAGAATATCAATAGCACGAGCATTAATACGAAAACCAAAAATATTAATATTTGACGAAGCTACATCTGCGTTAGATCCAAAATGTGAAGAAACAGTTCAAAATACAATAAGAGATTGTTTGAATAATAAGAATATAACAATAATCATAATAGCACATCGCAAGTCGGCGCTTGAATTAGCAGATAAAGTATATAAATTTGAAAATTCAGAATTAATACTAACCTAAAAGTATAATATCTACCTTTTAAATAGGATGAAAATTAGTTTTATAAGTAAACTACCAAAAAAAAATAATATTATACATATATCATCTCGCGAAGAAAAAGGTAGTATTAAAATAGAATCATCATTAGATATTATAAAATTGTCGAAAAGCATAAATACCATAATAGATTACAACACAAATATGAATAAAGAAGTAATATTCAATTTAAGAAAATTAAACAAAAATAAGATTGATGCGTTTATATATAAAATAGTTCAAGGTTTATATTCTTTTAATAAGTATAAAAAAAATAATTTCAAAAGAAATATTATGTTCCACGTACCACATTATAAAGCGGAACAAAACAAAATAATAAATCTTGTTAACTCGGCAAATATTACAAGAGATTTAATAAATGAACCAGCTAATAAAATAACACCTGAAAAGTTTTCAAGATATGTTAAGACGTATTTCAAAAAGAGTAAAAGAGTAAATATTAAAATATTAAACGATAAGAATATACAAAAATTAGGGCTAAATTTAATACATGCTGTTGGCGGGTATTCTCATAACAAACCAAGAGTTGTTATATTAGAATATAAACCTCTTAAATATACAAAGACAATATGTTTAGCCGGAAAAGGGGTTACAATAGATACTGGTGGGTACTCTGTTAAAAATGTTCAAGGTATGAATAATATGCATATGGATAAAGAAGGTGCGTGTATTAGCATTGGGTTATTTGATAATTTAGTTAAGCAAAATAGTAAAAAAAGAATAATATGTCTATGTCCTTTGGTAGAAAATATAGTATCAAATGCGTCGACGAAACCAAAAGATGTAGTTACTGCATATAATGGACAAACCGTTGAGATTGTCAATGTTGATGCCGAAGGTAGATTGATATTAGCAGATACCCTAGCATATATATGTAAAAATTATAATCCTGATTACATTTTTGATATATCAACTTTAACATCAGCAAGTGATGTGTATTGTCATAATAGTTTTTCTTATTTTACTATAAATGAGAAACTATCTAATATAGCATCTAAACAGTGTTTAGAAATTGGTGAAAAAATAATAAGAATACCTCCATGGCTTGAATATATGGAATATATTAAATCTAATATCGCAGATGTTAAAAATAGTGGATATAAATGTAAAAAAAGTGATGATTTTATGGCAAGTTTATTTCTTATGAATTTTGTAGAAAAAAAATATAGAAAAAATTGGATTCATTTTGATGTTAGAATGATGAGTGATAATAATGAATTAAATATAGCAGAAGGATTTGGGACAATATTAAAGATAATTAATAATATCTAAGCTACTTTTTGCTTTTGCCATTCTTGTGCAATTTTAGAGAATCTTTCCTTTGCGTCTAATTCGGGATTTTCATCTTTAATCCTTTGTTGCATATCTTTAACAAATTGTTGGTATGGATTAAGAGGTTTCTTTGGTAGATCAACACCATCCTTTTTATTTTTTTTCTTAAAATCATTTAAAATTTCTTTGATTAGATTTTTGGAATAAGTTTCAATATCCTTTTTGGTTTCAATTGTATCGGGCATATCCACAATACGTTGTTTAAAAACCTTAGCAATAGTAACGGGGGTAGTTTTATCAGTCATTTTAATTATTATTTAAAATAAATATTATCAATTTTTATTTATATAAGGTAATATTATAATAATATATTAAAATGAAAAAGGTCGGCATTAATATACATTCTGGATTGGGTAACCAGATGTTTATGATATTTAATATGTTATCATATTATATTGATTATTGCGATGACTATAATATATATTATGATAAAACAAACTTTAAAACTGAGAGATATTATTGGGATAATATGTTCGATGGAATAAAGGATAAAGTAAGTGATAAGTGTGATATAGTTAAAAAATATGAAGAAAAAGAATTTAATTATAATAATATACCCGAATATGACGAAGATGTAGTATTACAGGGTTTTTTTCAAAGCGATAAATATTTCAAACATAATATAAATAAAATCAAAGGAATTTTAGATATTGATAAGAAAATATTAGATATTAAAAAAGAATACCCAGAATATTTTAATAGAAAAACGATTGCTATACATTTTCGTATAGGTAATTATTATAATTTACAAAATATGCATCCTATTAAACCCGTAAAGTATTATTTAAATGCATTGAAAGAATTAGCTAATAAAGACGTAATGTTACAGGATTATAATATTCTATTATTTTGTCAAGAAATTGATAATAATTTTGTGAATGAATATATTAAAATTATTAATCAACATTATCCAAATATGAATTATAAAAAAGTAGCAGATAATATTCCAGATTGGAAACAAATATTATTAATGGCTTCATGTGATAATTTTATAATAGCTAATAGTACATTTTCGTGGATGGGTGCATATCTAGCAAAAAAAGAAAAATTAGTAGTTGCCCCTAATACATGGTTCGGACCATACTATAAAAATAATAAATTACATGATTTGCGTCCAGAAGACTGGATTTTAGCAGACGATTAAGACAATAATTTATAAATATGAGAGAATTCTTCGTTATAAGATTGTGATGGTGTTTCTAATATAATAATAGGCTTGTATTTTTTCAAAGATGATATGAAATTGTTAATTTTAGCATTCGGTATCATACCATTTAACATTACTGCATGCCTATCTTTTCTCTCTCCTTTACTAACGAGACTGTTATTGAGATGGATTAAAATAACGTTTTTAGCATTAGTTTTACTAAATAAGATTTTGAAAGCTTCGTCTAATTCGTAACCCAGCGCCCAAGTATGAGCTGTGTCAAAACACATACCCATATATCTTTGTTGCTCTTTTGAAAAACTATTATAGAATTCAATAAAATCTTTTAAATCTGTGAGTAATTCTGTGCCCTGCCCCGCAGGTGTTTCAATAATTAATTTAGTATTGAGTTTTTTAAATATCATATTATCTAGGATAAACTCAATAGATTTTTTCATATTATCAAGCCCATCTTTATAAGACTGTTTTACAAACTTGCCGACATGCAATACGACTCCTTCTGAACCAATTAGGTCAGCAATTATTAACTCATGTAAAATTAATTTTATCCAATAACATTCTTCGATAGGAAGAGCCCTTTTATTTATTTTTAACTCACTAGCAATATTAATAACATATGGCGAATGAATGATTAATTTAAAATTGTTTTCGTTTAGATATTTTTTAATGTCAGATGATATAGTCAGATAGTTTTCAATATTGACTAGTGATGTACTTCTGGGATTAGATACAAATATTTGTAAACTATTACCACCAGCATTTTTAATATTTTCCATAGTTTTTATAATAGTTTTTTCACGACTAATATGCGCGCCAACATAATTAGTTGCCATTGATGTCTTAATAAATGGTAATATATCAATTTTTATATAAAAAATATTGTTATTTTACTATTATCGTAAGATAATTTAGATAAATGAATTATCTGGTAGATATAGAAATCATAAACAAAACTGAATTATTTGCGAAAGAAATCATGGATAAATATGATGAATCACATAATTTTAGTCACGCATTGAGAGTAAAGTGTTTAGCAACGAAGATAGCAATATCAGAAAATTTAAATGACACGGAAATATTTGAAGTAATATTAGCTTCACTTGTTCATGACATTTGTGATATTAAATATAAAGACGAACAGGTTCACGAGAAAAAATTAACAGATTTTTTTGAGGATATTTTGGACACATATACAATAAATAAAATAGTATATTTGGCATGTAATGTTAGCTTATCCAAGGAAATTGAAATGAATGGTGCAAATACCAAATCTATATGTTATAACTTAAATAAACAACTCGATTGTATTAGAGATGCAGATAGAATAGAATCATTGGGTTCAATGGGTATATCGCGATATTTTACATATGGTATAATAAATAGAAATAGTAATATTGATACTATTATTAAAAATATAGAACATCGCACAACAATTTTAATGCAACATATTAAAACAGAATTGGGAAAAAAAATAAGTCAAGATAAATATAAAATCATTAAAATGTTTATTGAAGATTATTATACTACTATACACAATTATCATAACTATTAGTGAAATTTTGTGTAAATATATTAAATGGACCTTTTTTGCATTCACCGAGTAGCGAGGAGTTATCATTACATGTTTTATAAATAGAATTAGTTTTGGCTTTGGATTGGTAATTAAATAATCCACCGGATAACATACTATTTTTATAAGTATTAGATAAGTCATATTGATTTACCCATTCCCCATCGTTATATAATGGTCTTTTATATAAACAACTCTTTTTATTAACGGAGAACCCTTTATTTAATTCACTTTCGTTTGTTTTAATATTATAAATATCATTGTGATAGTTATTATTAAATTCGCATCTTTCCATTTGTATTCTATCAGAAAAGTTTCTATTTTGAGTTAAGGTATAATCTTTTGATAATATTGACATATTATTACAAGATTGCTTAGTACTAATATCACTCATATTATAGTTTTCATCACAGTCCAATAAATAATAACTATTCATAATTCTACTATTAACTAAATAAAAAATAATAACTAAATAGAATGATATATAATTTAACTAATTTAAACAAAAAAGATATCAATAAAATATTAATTGAACATAATAACGTGGTCGTATTATATCATTCTAATACATGTGGATATTGTATAGATTTAATGCCATTTTGGAAAAGAGTAACTAAAAAACATGTTAAAGATAATAATGTAATAATAATTAATGCCGAAGCTAATGATATCAAATATTTGCGCGTTAAATTTAAGAAAAATATAATTGGGTATCCAACAATTATGAAATATAGTAATGGAAAATTAATTGGAGAATATGATAGAGAAAAAAAAGCAAGAAAACTAAATAATTTTTTAAAAAAATAATTTAAGGATTATATATAATATTATTAGTATTAAGAATGACCGAATCTGCTTCAATAGTAGACGATGTAATTAATGAAGAGCGAATAGAGCCTACAGCGGAAGAATTAGATACTTTTAAGAATCTAGTTAATGATTGGTTTAAATATGACGACCAGATAAGAAAATTACAAACAGCTATAAAGGAAAGAAAAAATTATCAAAGAGTATTAAATGGAAAAATAGAACAATTTATGTTTAATTACAAATATAATGATTTAAATACGCAACATGGTCGTATTAAAACAAATATCAAGGAATGTAAAGTGCCAATCAAAATGAATGATATAAAAACAAAAATAATGCAATATAATAATTTATCAGGGGAAGAATTACTCAAACAGATTTTTGAAGAAGATAGACAAACGATCGTTAAAAAGAATATTAAAAGAATTATACCAAAGGTATCATTAACCTTATAATTTATGTAAATTTACAATCACACACGTTTTTATTATGAATTGTGCTTCGGATATCGTCATATTCATAAGAAGTAGAATAATATGCATTTTTGATATTATTCTTAATAATGGTATCTTGGCAATTCGGGCAAGGTCTAGAATATTTTAATGGATTATTAAGACGTTTGGGGCCTATTCTAACAACATATATATCGCAATCGCGAAGAATATGTTTTTGTTTTCTTTTTATTCTAGAAATTGCAGCAACTTCTGCGTGAATACTGAAATCTCCCATATAGTAATTATAACCGGATGCTATAATTTTATCCTTATAAACAATAACAGCACCATGTTTATGTGGATACATTGGGGATTTTTCAGCAATTTTCGCAGCAATTTGAAGATAATCTCTTTGTTTATCACTTGAAAAACGAGGGGTTATATTATCATTACATTCAAAATATTTTGATGTAAATACTCCTAACAGTTTTTCATTAAAACTTTCTGTACCTTCTCTATATTTCTGTCTCTTGGTCCTCAACGTAGAGGACGGCCTAATCAGTGCATTCATAACATCTACCATTTTATATCGCAATTCTTTTAATATCGTACAATTAAAATCATAAAAATAAATCAATTTTTTATTTTTTCTTCCCACCTTTTTTAGTAAGGAATCCTTCGCTTGTATTAAATACAGGGTATGGCGTAACTTTATTTTGCAAACTCATAGTTCGTGTAGTAGATTTTTTAGGAGTTAATTTAGATGTACTTTTTTTAGAACTACTTAGTTTTATGTCAGATATGTCAGATAGAGAAATAGGTTTATTTTTTTTAGTATTGTAAAATTTTATATTTGCAAAATCGCGTATAGTACGGGGTTTTGGTGAAGTATTATCTCTTATTTTAAATGCCTCATAATCTTTATTATATACGAATGAAATAAAGTTCTTTTTATATTCCCTAATTTTCACATCATTATAAACGCGTTTTGTTCCTGATTTATATGTAACAGCTATAATATAGCTTGTTTCCGTATTAATATCACTTTTACTAACACTATTGCCCTTTGATATATTTGATATACCACGTTGTATTGGACGCATACGATGTTTAGCCTTTCTAAAAATATTCACTAATTTTTAGGTAAGAACCCTCCCTTTTCCATATTATATTCTAATTAATGTATATATATTATAAAGAAGGGATTTCATGATCATAACATAAATTATGAACATTTAAATATTCGTGCCTACCAACACGTTGTGCTCTACCAATGGCTTGTTGTTTATCTATATCCATAGAATGTAATATAATAACATCAGTCGCGCAACTAATATCTATACCCGAACCCGCATATTGCGTAGTTAATAATATGACTTTAACTTTACCAGATTTGAAATCGTTTAACACTTTCATCATATGCGATGTATGGCCTTTGAGCAAAGAGTGAGTTATATTATTTTTATTTAGTTCATCAATTATTTTTGTAAACGAATCAACTCTGCTAAATACAATAAATTTGCCATTTCTATTATTTTTTATCAATTCCAATAAGGTTTCTTCTTTATTCAATAGTCCTTTGCCAATTAAATCATATTTATTAGTATTTATTATTTCATTTTTATCTTCTTTTTTATTAGATACGATTGCTGTTAAATTTTCTGTACTTTTAATTTCACATCTACATTCTGGGCACCTTTTATTTGTAATACTGGCGTTATTTAGATATTGCATTAAACATGAACCACAAAATATATGAGTACAATCAAGTAAAATTGGATTTTTGATATTATCTAGACAAATAGAACAAGTCTTATTTTTTATTTCTGTAATCCTTTCTGTTAAATCTTTAAGTTTTTCTGCTAAAATTTTTAGTTCATTATCTATATTTTTTATTTTATTTGCTTTTTGTTCACTTGATATATCAAGATCCAATACAAAATCACGTTCTTTTTGTTTATTATAAATAGATTTATTCATATCTTTGCATATCAATTTAGCAATACCCTCCTCTGTATCATTTTTCCCACCCAATTCCTTAATTGCACCTGAAATATCATTTGCATTAATTTTTTCTAAAACACTTTGATTAATATAATTTTTAATTGCTTTTAAATATTTAGACATTTTACATAAATAATATTTTTCTACCATAGCAGGTATCTTAAAACTTTCCTTCACGAAATTCTTATCACATTTTACAAGCAAATAATCTATATATTCTTCTTTCAATATATCCTTAATATTATAGTATTGTGAATATGAAGTTGATGAGTATTTGTCGCAAATATTCATATAAGTTCCACTTATCAACCATATAAATAAATAATTGAAAATTTCTATTTTATTTATAATATCATGACATTCATCAATTATAATACGTTTCCATCTATTTATAAATTTAGCTTTATAACTATTGTTATAGTAATCCAAAAATCGCGATAGCGTTGTATTTTTGATTAATACAACATCATATTTGTTAAAATAATCTATTATTTCTCTTTCATTATTTAAATTATATTCTGGTAAATTCTTTTTAATATAGGTCAAACTATCAATTGCTATATAATTAAGACTAGTATTATCTTTCAATGTTTTTTCCCATTGGACATAAACAGGCCCGCGCGGTACAATGATCAAAGTAGAACTAATCATTTCTTGAATATTTGGAGTTTTTTTATTATCAGATATTGCTGTAAAATAATTATAAGCTTTATTACTATGATAACTATTAACCATAACATTATTAACATGTATATTATTCAAAGGATTATGTGCAATTATAGATAATGCAGATAATGTTTTGCCATAACCAACAATATCTCCTAGAATTCCAATATTAGTTGATATTTTAATATTTTCGTAATTCATATCATTTGAAGATGTGGGTAAATTTATATTATTCTTTTTAATTTTATAATTTATTGATCCAACATTTTCCATATGAATAGCTTTGTAAAGACACGCGAGTTGATGTGGTTTTAAAATCTTATTAATTTTATCAGGTTGAGAAGACCGAGGTGAAAAAGAATCTATCTCAATATTATATATAATGTCGTTATCTGACATTTAAACTTATCTATTATTATGTAAGTATATTTTATATGGATTTTACGCAAACATTTTATGAAAACGATATAAGAACTTATATATATAAAATGTATATATGGACGACGAGAATAAAGTTATAGAAAATAAAAATAGTGAAATATCTAAATTGAAGAAAATTATATTTGCTTTACCTGGTGATAATTTCAGTTCTAAATTTTTAATTGCCTGGACTGCGACGATTAGTAAATTATGGGATATGCGAAAATATGATATAATGATATCTCCGTCAACTGGCTCATTTGTGTCTTTTGTAAGAATGCATACATTGGGATTGGATACTCTGCGTGGAGAAGACCAGAAACCATTTAATAATCAGGATTATGATATATGGATTACAATTGATAGTGATATTGTTTTTACACCAGAACAAGTAGTTGAATTAATTGAATCAACCGAACAGCACCCGGTTGTAGCAGGTATGTATAGAATGTCAGATTTGACAAATTATGCTTTTGTAAAAGATTGGGATATAGAACATTTTAAGAAAAATGGTAGTTTTAAATTTTGCACTCCTAATGAGATTGAAGAGTGGAAAAAAGAAACGGAATTTAAATACTATCCCGTCGTGTATTCTGGCATGGGATTTATGGCAGTCAAAAAAGAGGTACTTGATAAACTAAAATATCCATACTTTGATTCGGAAGTTGAAGTTATTGAATGCGATGATGGTAAAATTATTAGAGATATATGTAGCGAAGATGTGGCTTTTTCAAAGAACATTAATAAAGCCGGATATCAAATTATGATTAATACAAATATTCGCGTCGGACACATTAAACCTCTTATAATCTAATTTATTTTATTTCATATAATTAAATGGAAAATTTATCATTATATTTTGAAAAAATAAGTAATTATTATCCACTTATCGTAGTTATAATATATCTAATATATTACATGTTTTCCAACTATGTAATCACTCTAATAATATTGATAATAGGAGTATATATTGGATTTTATTTAAATAATTTTATCAAGGAAAAATTGGAATATTATAAGGGAATTATTTAGTTTTTTTTTTATATTGTCGTTTTTTATATTGTCGTTTTACACCGCCTATTTTTTGTTCAACTTTTTTATTATCAGAAGAGCTACTAGATGATGAAGATGATGATGAAGATGATGAAGATGATGAAGATGATGAAGATGATGATGTATCGCTATTATTGCCTGTATTTTCTTTTGCTTCTTTTTCGAGTCTTTCCATTTCTTCCTTATTGGATTGTTCTATTCGTTCCATTTCTTCCTTATTGGATTGTTCTTGTTTGCGCAGTTCCATTTCTTCTATTTTTGATTGTTCTAGAATTCGCATTTCCTCTCTTTGTGCTTCAACTCTT